AGCACAGGGGGAAAGTACCTTTGCTGATATATCGGGTGCTACTGTATCTATTACACCATCATCATCTTCCAACAAAATATTAGTGTCGTACACACTTCATATTGGCAACTCAACAACTGGCCAAAATAATGTTGTTAAATTATTGCGAGACAGCACAGCGATTGTCGGGACAGGCGGCACTAGCATAAATGCTACAGGTTACGCTAGGTTGAACAACAACACAGAGATACAGCCAGAAGCTATTCAATACTTAGATTCCCCAGCAACCACAAGTGCATTGACGTATAAGCTACAATGGGCAACTGGTTCTGGCACTATCTACTTAAACAGGCGAGGATACAACGCTACTTATGGTCTTTTATCTACAATTACAGTTATGGAAATCGCTGGCTGATGAAACAAGTACAGGAAGTAACCCCAGAACTCCGTGTTGCCCTCGACTTAGAGAGCCATGAGAAAGAATGTGCAGTGCGCTACAAGGCTGTTGGTGATAAACTTGAAAACCTTGATAAGCGTCTGTGGCGTTTAGAAGCAATGATTATGGGGTCAACAATTATTGTTGTTGGCCTCGCAGCATCCTTACTAATGAAACTGTAGGAGAATAGCCATGTTAGCGGAACTAGCGGCGGCTAACGCTGCCTTTGCCATTATAAAGCAAACCCTAGCCAATGGTAAGGAACTAGTTGACGCTGGCACGGCTATCTCTCAATACGTAGATGCCAAAGAAACTTTACAATCTAGAGCCAACAAAAAGAAAAATTCTTTCTGGAACCAAGTAGGCGGTAAGTCTGGTAATGACCTAGAAGAGTTTATGGCTTTAGAAAAAATTAAGCAGCAGGAAAACGAACTACGTGAGGCTATGCAACTTTACGGTAGAGCAGGACTGTGGCAGGATTGGGTTAAGTTTCAGGCAGAAGCACGTAGTAAAAGAATTGCTGCACGAAAGCAAGCGGAAAAAGAACGACAACAATTTATTGACAACTGTATTATAGCCCTTTATTGGGCAGTATGTATAGGACTAGGACTAGCAATGTTGGGTATTATTCTGTGGATTGTTAAGGAGAGTATGAATGTTTAAAGTAATAGTGCTAGCATGTGCTATAGCTTCTCCTGACATGTGCTGGGAATACCACGACACACGTGGCCCCTACGAGACACAGGAGCAATGTAAAGCTAGAGCCTACGAAATGGGTAATATGATTGCAGAAATGCATGAGGGTGCTATCATGGCACAAAAGTTTAGGTGTAAGCAACTAGGGGGTCAGGCACTATGATACTAGGAGTAGTACAAGCAGTAGCTGGCCTAGCCAGTACATGGATGGAAGGTAAGGTTGAGACACAGAAAGCCAAAGTAGCTGTAGCAAAGAAGGTTGCTGCTGGTGAAATGGAGTGGAACCAGACCATGGCACAGGCTTCTGCGTCAAGCTGGAAGGATGAATGGCTTACAATTTTGGTAAGCATACCCCTGATACTAGCCTTCACAGGACACGAAGACATCGTACAGCGTGGCTTTCAAGCCTTAGACAGTATGCCAGATTTCTATAAGACTGCTGTAGGCGTTGTATTTGCAGCAAGCTTTGGTGTTCAACAACTTACTAAGATGTTCAAGAAATAGAGGTAACTATGAGCCTATACGAAAACATTAACAAACGTAAAAAAGCTGGTACTAGCAGACCTAAGAGTAAGTCTACTATCAGTAATAAATCCTATGCCAACATGAAGGCTGGTTTCCCTAAGAAGACAAATAAGTATAAGAAAAAAGCATGAACTATTCACAGTTAATTCAACAACTTAAACGTCACGAAGGATTGAGGTTAAAGCCCTACAAATGCACAGCAGACAAGCTTACTATCGGTGTTGGAAGAAACTTGGAAGATGTAGGCATCTCAGAAGAAGAAGCAGAGATGTTGCTGATAAACGACATAGAGAGGGCAACAAACCAGTTGGTGTTGACCTTTCCGTGGACAGAAGACCTAGACACGGCACGTTTTCAAGCCCTTATCAACTTCACCTTCAACGTAGGGATAGGGACAGTGGGCAAGTTCGTAAACGCAATGGCTCTGCTAAAGGACGAAAACTACGATATGGCAGCAGACGAATTTCTGAACAGCAGGTGGGCTAAACAAGTAGGCCAACGTGCGGTAGAAGTTGCGGAGCAGATACGCACAGGAGAGTGGCAATGAGCCAAAAACAACAGATGGACGATTTACATGCTGCTGTTACTACTGATTTACTAGCACGTGTACGTAGCGGAGAGGCAACTGCAAGTGAACTGTCAGTAGCTGTCAAATTTTTGAAGGACAATGGTGCATCACTGGATGTCATTACTGCTGAAAGCCCTATGGCTAACCTTCTTAACGACTTACCGTTTGACGTAGCGGAGAGTGTGCAATGAGAGGCTATGTGATAATAGTGTTTAATCGCTCATAGAAGCCCACTGACAGGCCTTAGAGCCTTGAGAGGTATGTACCCACTATGCAACAACCAAATGCCGTTCCTGAGGCTCTGAGAGACTTTAGGAACTTTACATACTTAGTATGGCAACATCTGGGTCTACCAGAGCCTACACCAGTACAGTACGATATTGCACATTACTTGCAGCACAGTCCCAAGCGTTGTATTATTGAAGCTTTCCGTGGTGTAGGTAAGTCTTATATCACTGCTGCCTACGTAGTACACCAGCTATTGCTAGACCCACAGCTAAAGTTTATGGTGGTGTCTGCATCTAAAGCACGTGCTGATGACTTCTCTACGTTTACGCAGCGTATTATTATGGAACTGCCCATATGCCAGCACTTGGTGGCTAAAGAGGGGCAGAGATGGTCTAAGATAGCCTTTGATGTAGCACCAACTAGAGCATCTGGTAGCCCCTCAGTGAAGTCTGTGGGGGTCACAGGGCAGCTTACAGGTTCACGTGCTGACATTATTATTGCTGATGACGTAGAAGTCCCTAACAACTCCATGACCCACATGATGCGTGAGAAGCTAGGGGAGACTGTTAAGGAATTTGACGCTGTTTTGAAGCCTGAGGGTAAGATTATTTATCTTGGTACACCTCAGAATGAAATGAGCCTGTATAACGTACTGTTGGGGCGTGGATACGCCATGAGAGTATGGCCCGCTAGATACCCTAGCCTAGAACGCGCAGAGAAGGCCTATGGGGGGCGTCTAGCACCCTTCTTGTATGAAACCCTACAGGAAAAGTTAGAGGCCGTGTACGGTCATCCTACGGACGCTAAACGATTTGATGATGAAGACTTATTAGAAAGAGAACTTAGTTATGGTAGAAGTGGTTTTGCTCTGCAATTTATGTTGGATACTAGTCTCAGTGACGCAAACAAATATCCGCTTAAACTGAGTGACCTAATTATCTACTCCTGTGACAAGGATACAGCACCAGAAAAGATGGTGTACGGAATAATGAAGCCCATGTCAGAGATTCCTAACGTGGGTTTGAGTGGCGATAAGTACTATGCGCCAGAAGATACAGTAGGTAGGGCTAAATACACAGGCTCAGTGATGGCTATTGACCCATCAGGTAGAGGTAGTGACGAGACTGCCTACTCGATTGTGAAGATGTTGAATGGTTATCTGTACGTGGTGGACTGTGGTGGTGTTGAGGGTGGTTACTCTGACACTACACTACAGCATCTTACAGACCTCGCCAAGATACATCAGGTAAACACGGTACTCATAGAGAGTAACTTTGGTGACGGTATGTTTACTGAGTTGCTCAAGCCGTACATGTTAAAGACTTATCCAGTTACGCTGGAAGAGGTTAGGCATAATACACAAAAGGAAATGCGTATCATTGATACGTTAGAGCCTGTAATGAACCAGCATAGACTTGTAGTAGACCCTAAGGTCATACAAAAGGACTATGACAGTGTACAGAACATGCCCCCTGAAAAGGGTATCAAGTACATGCTTACCTATCAGATGACTAGGATAACTAAACAACGTGGAGCATTAGCACATGACGATAGACTTGACGTACTTGCTATGGCAGTGCAGTACTGGACAGAGCAAATGGCTGCTGATGCAGATACAGAAATACGAACAAGAAAAGAAGAACTACTGGATAGTGAACTAGAAAAGTTTATGTCTAGCATGAATGTTTCTGGTATTAGTAACAAGCAGGATGGATGGATAGCTTTCTAAAGTTACAACCTAGACAAGACCCCCTTTACTATATCTTTAAGATAGGGGGTCTTTAAGGGTCTTTAGGTATGCTGCTTATGCTTCGGCTATGAGAATAAGGCAAGATTATGGAAGTAATATGGACACTAATGCTTACTGTATGTTCTCCTGTCAATTGTTTGACACAAGATGTACAGTGGTTTGATACTAAACCTGCTTGTATTGAGATGAAGATAGTACATGAGGAGTATCCACCAGATGGTCATTGGAAGACTGTAGACTTTGTATGTACCATTAAGGGTGCTAAACAGGCCTAAAAATGACGAAAAAATCTGAGGGGGTATATAATATTAGTAGATGCGCGTGACCCCCTGACACCTTAAAATCTACGCGACCCCAAAGATTCTTCAGGGTGCCTTTAAATGTTAGGCATGGCTAAGATTCTTTGGGGTCTTTTAGAATCTTTTGTGTGTCTCTCTCTATCTGTTCTTGTTCTGTTCTTAACAAACCTTAGAGTCCTAGAACATAACCAGAACAAACCATTAGACACTTTAAGTATATATAAACACCTGTCAAAAACCTGACACCTGTCAACATTCTGACGCTTCAAGTGTCAAATATCCGTTGTGGACTTTCTCAATTATTTCATGCTAGGTTTTAGATGTTCAGAGGGACACGGTGTTAGCGCATACTGGACAGGCCGAAAGAAAGCGCATAGGCGGTACGTCCAACCATGCTAGGCCATAGACTAAAGGCCAGCCACTAGGTTAATAGAATGTGGCTACAGGATAGACTAGGATTGTTTTGGTAGTTTTCTACTAGTCTATATGAAGCACTACTGAAAACTACCACCGAATAAAAAAAACTTGACTATCGAATACGAATCAGAGTAACGTATACAAACATTGAGGCGGATAGTGCCACGGCACACAAAGCGAAGCCTATAAATCCCATGTCAGTGCGAGGGCTGGCTATAGAGTAGTGCGGCGTCAGACCCAAGAGCTACCAAAGGTCTGGTGCCAAGCTAGGCGTGGGCGGGATAGCAACCGTAAAAACGCCTAGCTATTACAAGGTGCAATAGTGCGCCTATATTGAGAGAGGACTAAGACTATGAAAACCAAAACTATCAAAATGTTCGGCAAGACTGTAGCAGTAGTAGGCAAGCGTCCACGTGTTAGCAAATACCGTTTCGGTGTTAGCAGTGGCAGCACGTTTATGGGACTGCATACAGGCAAAGTTAGTCGGTACTTGCATGTGCCAGCGTTTGCCAACCGTGGTTTCGGTGGTGTTGCAGACATTACACGCACTTGACATATAGGGGACAACAGTGCTAGTCATTGTTGTACCTTGTAATAGCTAGGAGTGAGACCAATGACTGTAGCAAACATACTGGCAATCTATAAACTTGCCAATCCAGAAGAGGTCAAGCATGGCATGACATGGTATCATGTAGCCAAGTGCGAGTGCCAAAAGATAGCAGACAAGCACGACATATCGTTGCACATTGCAGTGGGTGTTGTGGCGGCACTATCACCCAACAACAAGTGGCACAGAAACGTGACCAATGCAGACGACTTGATTGGTGCGTTCATGCGTGGTGACCATGTCGAATCGGTCAAGGTTAGCACATACCACACCATGCGAGCCAAGGCGTGGCGCATACTGCAAGACATGCCAGACTATTCAGAGACCAAGGCTATACTCAATGGGCAAAAGATAGTATGCTTTTATGAGAACATCATGGGCGAGGACACATGCACCATAGACGGACATGCCAGAAACATTGCGTATGGTGAGCGAGTAGGCTTGACAGATGACAAGACTAACATAGGCAAAAAAGAATATGCCATGTTGCAGGATTTATATAGACATGCGGCACAGCAGTGTGGTATCAGAGCGTATGAGATGCAAGCTATCACATGGGTAGCATGGCGCAGAATACATAACATAGGGTAGGGCAGGACAATGTTAAGACGTAGATTTGAAATGTTAGACTTGTTTGTAATTAGTTTACTAATGACAGGTATCTTTTTCGGGTTGGCTATGCTATCGTTGCATGGCATGGGTGAAATGAATTGGCTGGCAGGTACAATGTTTGGATCAAGTGTATGGTGTATGATCTGTGGCTGGGGTATCTTTGCCTATAACATGGAAGGTTAGGACAATGA